GTCTTCTGCACCAGGCGCAGGCCTCGCAGCAAATCCTTGCTGCGGCCCCGCTGGATCCGACTGTGAATGTTCTGAACAAGATGACGGTGACTTTGTCAGTCAACGTCCCTGGTCCAGGTTACATCACACCGGCAGTTCAGAAATACCTCGTGGATTCTTTCACCACGTGGCTGACTGCCAGTTCTGGGGCCAAGGTTACTCAGCTCCTTGGTGGAGAGAGCTAACCCTGGTTTGATCAGCTAGGTCGTCAGGTGCCATCAGGATGTCCTCCCTCGAGAATAGAGGCGTCATGAAAAGCCTGACTGAACTCGCAACCACCCTTCTGCTTGACGCAGGAGAGTGTTGCGCCGTGAGAACCGAGAAGGACAGGGAAACTGTCCTTCGCCGTGTCAAAGCTGAGGGGGAAGGGTTCTTAACAATGACCCTTCCCGATTGGGGTAAGGGGCTCGAAAGAGCCCTCGCCCAGTCCTCAATTTCTCCCAACCTCTTTCCAGCGTCACGCTGGCGAGGCGGTCTTCCCGTTTTTACACGGGGTTTCCTGGAGAAAATCTTTGACGCGTGTTCTGGTGCCCTACTCGATGACCCTGATTTTGATGCCATCCGCTGCCTCCGTCAGTTCTATCTGACGTTTGGCAAGATGGTTGCTCCCACAACCCGCAAGCGGGAAGTGGCTGCTCTTCAGGGCTATATCGAGACTGATTCAGAAGTGGAGGCTGCTGATGCCCGTTGTGTCGAGTCTGGTCTTCTGGCTCCTTTGGGGAGTCAAGACCACACTTCGTTTACTCGGGTTTCCGACCTCCTCTGGTCGGGACTCTTCTCCAATGTCGAAAAGGCATTAGAGGAGAGTTTTCGACCGGCCCACGGTCCGGGTGCGACAGCTGACCGCAAACTGGGAAATGCGAAATGGCATATCTCAGAGTGGTCAGACCGTCTGGAGCGAGAGTTCCCATTCGTCGAATGGGCACTCCCGAACTACCGGCTCTACGAGAGAGCTGAGTCCGTGGTCTTCTGTCCCCTCGGTCAGGAACGGCCCGTTCGGATCGTTTCTGTACCGAAGACGCAACGATCACCGCGTATCATCGCCATGGAGCCCTCGTATGTTATGTACATACAACAGGGCCTCATGGCGGCGTTCGCGCGCGGCATGACTCGTGATGGTACAGCGAGTCAAACTTGCTCTTTCGAATCCCAGATCCCTAACCAGGAGATGGCTCGGGAGGGTTCCCGCGACGGTTCACTCGCCACACTGGATCTCAGTGAGGCGTCTGACCGGGTGTCGTGTCTCCACGTTTGGAACTTACTACGTCACCACCGAACACTGTTCGATGCTGTGATGGCAGTGAGAACTCCACGTGCAGACGTGCTTGGGCAGACCATTAGTCTGTCCAAGTATGCGTCCATGGGTTCTGCCCTTACCTTTCCACTCGAAAGCCTAGTCTTTACGACTGTGGTTTTCCTTGGGATCGAAAGGGCAATCGGGCACCGTCTGAACAAGGGAAGCCTTCGACACTGGCTTACCCAGGTTCGTGTCTACGGAGACGATATTATCGTCCCCGCTAGATTGGCGCCATCTGTGATCGAGGCCCTTGAGGCTTATGGCTTCAAGGTGAACTCGCACAAATCTTTCTGGACCGGTCGGTTCAGAGAGTCGTGCGGGGCTGACTGGTATGACGGCCGCTCAGTTCGAGCGGTCCGAGTACGGAGTCGGCTTCCTCGTGCACAGAAGGATGCAGAAGAGATCGTGAGCCTCGTCTCGTTCGGAAACCAGCTTAGAGCTGCCTCCGGCTACCCTCGGTCTGTAGCGTTGGTCGACGCGCATTTGCGCCGGCTAATTCCACTCCCGTGGGTGACGAGTTCATCCGTTCTCTTGGGGCGCATTGATCCTAACGACTCCCACCATGTTTCAGGTGAGAGCCGCTGGGATTCTAACATCCACCAGACCCAAGTACGTGGTCTGTTGGTTCGTGCTCAGCCACCGCGTAATCCAATTCGCGATGGCTGGGCTGCGCTCCTGAAGTTCTTTCTCAAGGGATCTGATGATCCACTCGAGAAGGAACATCTACTGCGTTCTGGACGTCCCCGTACCGTCCGATTAAAGACGGGGTGGAGCAAGCCGTAGAATCGGCTTGGATGGGACTACCCTATCATTCTGGTAGTCCTGCT